GGTCCAGCTCGCTCAGTTCAAACGCCAGCTCGTCATCGTCGCCCAATTTAACGCCGTTGCGGACGATCAGCAGATCGCGGTGAAAGGTAGCGTCATTGGCCGCCAGCCAGTCATAAAAAAGGGTGCCGTTTGGCACCCTGCAACGCAGCTTAGGCGTTCCCGGAAAATTCGATATCTCAACCAGCGCCATATTCGAAAAACTCCACTTTGGTGAATGCACGCTGAATGACCAGCAACGAGTCCATGCGCACGCTTCCGTTCTCGCCACGCGAGTGCAGAGCCTGCCTGTTCAGTACCAGGCCAACGTGTGCCGGTTGCGCGCCGCGGTACCCGACGAATATCCCGCCCTCTACAGGTTTATCTACCTGGCGCCAGAAAACGACGTCACCCTGATAGCAGGTGAAGAAGTCCTCACCGGCTTCGTAGTCCGGCGTCTGGTGCAGTTCAATGCCGAGAACGTGCCGGTAATACAGCACCACCAGTCCCCAGCAATCTACCCTCTCGAACGAGCAGGCCCGGTTAGCCCACGGCGCGCCTATCATCCTGCTGATAAAATCAGAGGTACTGAAGTCCCGTGTATTCGACTGGATCATAAAGGCGACCAATGTTGTTGTTTAATGGGTTGGTAATGGAAAGGGTTACAGATGCGGAATCTGAATCAACGTCAACAGTCTTCACAAAAAGCGTCCAGTTTTTCATAGGCGCAGATGTGTCTCCGCTATCGAAAATCTGCCTGGTAGCGGTGATTGGTGACAGCCTTGACACACCCTTCCATTTTTTCATCAGCGTTTTGATATCTGATGAAAGCCGCCCCAACTTAACAGTGGCGTCGATCACCGGCGTGCCGCTCTGCTGGCTCTCTTCTATTTCAAAGCGAGCTGGCGTGTATGTCTGGCCGCCAAGCGTCTTCGGGAAGAACTGCTTGTCTACCAAGCGGACATAACCGAAGGAAGGATGGTAAAAGGTAATTGTGTCGTAACTGCCGCGAATCGGGCGCTGTTGCTTGTACTCCCTTAGACTCGGCATTACGGCACCCTCGGAAGACTTTCCGGATCACGCCCGTCCGGATAACCCGTGACAACGATATCCAGCCACGAATCCCACGGCGGCGGAAGCTCAACAATAATGTCGTCAAACTCGTCGTCAGCGTTGTAGAGATGGTTCGCGATAACTGTCCCCGTCCAGGTCACCACCCCTCCGTCGATGCTGGTTTGCACCGGCATCTGAGTGAAGTGAAGCTGCTGCAGCTGCAGGCCGCTGCCGCCCAGATTGATATTCATCCGGAACCAGTTCAGGCCCCGGTTGAGATAGTTCGGGCTGCGCAGCCACTGCTGGAAAGCGCGCTCCTGGTCCAGCGTGAAAATCCATGTCAGTGACCAGGTAACTTTCAGGTCGTCAGTAAGGTTCTGGAAGATAGCCGGGCCGACCGCTGGCTGATCGGTCTGGAACCCGGTATCGAGCGTCATGTTTTTGCTGGCCTTCTGCGCCAGCGGCAGCCAGTCGGGATAGTCGATAATTGGCATCTAAACTCCAGGCATTAAAAAACCCGCCGGAGCGGGTTTGATTACTTAACAGGCCGGGGCCCGGATGGTGCCTCGTAAATATTGATTTTTATATCAACGATATCGCCATTATTGGTAAATTCCAGATCTTCGCCAGCAGGCGTTATACCCTTGATTATTGATCCATCATTTAGAGTAAAGACAAACTCGACCGCCCTGTTCGGGCATATCTTATGTGGTTTACCTATCTCTGTTGGTATTGACTGCATTTCGCCCGGCTCAATAACCACTTAAATCTCCTTATCCCTGACCGTTAGGGGTTCTTTTCACGTTGAAATTACTGGTTATGCCCTGACTTATCGGGCCACCATTGTTCAAATCCGCGATAATTGTTGTGAGGGTAATGCTGCCATCTGAGTTAACAGTTCCCTGAGAATCAACGGTAGCAGAGGTGTAATTTTGCACGATATTGTTGATTATTACACCGCCCCCGCCTTGCATATCCTTGTTGCTGATTATCCTGCCGTTGTCGCCCGGTATCATGTACTGCTTACCGGTGCTGGCCTGGTAAATCTCCGGCATGCCACCTTCGCCGACCTGGTACATACCGCCAGCCGTCACCGGCCCGCCGTTCTTACGTTTACCGAGAAGGTTGGTACCGATAACGCCCGCCACCGCGCCGAGACCGATCGCTGCAGCCGTACCCATTGAGGCAATGGATGACAGGATCGCCGCCGGGGTCCACGCCGCAGCAGTCGTTGCCGCCGCCGCTGTGCTGGTAGCAGTCTGTGTTGCCACTGCTGCCGTCTGCACTGCCGTCACCGTGCCGATAGCAGCTGTTTGTGCAGCCTGGCCCATGATGGCAGATTTCACCCACTCAACGCCCATTTGCACGAAGGTATTAACCAGGCTGTTGAGAACCGTGCTACCAAGAGAGCGCATTGCATCACTGGCCGTCATGCTACCGGTGATAATTCCCGTTAATGCGTTGGAGGCATTTCCAGCAAGCGCATCAATCGAAGCCGCCAGCGCTTCATTACCCGCGCTCTGGTTACGGAAAATCTCCCATTGCGCCGCGATGCGAGCCTGCTCGTACTCCCTGTCAGCTGATGCGCGCAGCATAAGCGCATTCTGGTGAGTAATAATCCCCTGCTGCTCATAAGCCTGAATAAGCGCGAGTTTACGGGCATTTTCATTCGCCAGTTGCTGCACCGGATCAACACCGCCAGCAGCTTCCTGCTGTGGGCTGACAGCCTGATCGGCACGGATTTTCGCAAGGTTGGCCTGGTGGGTTGCTTCCAGTCGCTCAGATGTCTGATTGAACTGCTCCTGACTGATTTTCTTCGCAGACAGAGCGGTATTCAGATCCTCAACATCCTGCTTATAGCTGGCGTTTTCGCGCGCTTCTGGCAGGAGTTTCTCGGCAGCTGCCTGCGCCTTGAGGGCGTTGGCCGTATCCCATTTTGCAGCCGCGTACTTACCTGCCAGGGCTACCTGTTCCTTGGTGGCGCCTTTCCCGAGAGACTGCTGTGCAGCCAGGATGGCCTGCTCGCGGCTCAGCTTGTTCGTTGAGTCGGCGGCAAGTTCTGACTGCTGTTTGAGGTTCGCCAGCTTCTGGGCAATAGAATCAGCCTGGGAAGCTCCCTTCTTCTGCTCAGACTGAAGTGTCTTCTGCGCCTGAGTATTTTTGTACGTAGCAGCAGCATCATCTTCCATCTGTTTGGCGTGCGGATCATCCTTCGCAAACCCGGCATCTTCGGCAGCGTATTGCGCCTGCAGCCGCGCGCGGGCCTCGCCCTGTAGTTTGGACAGTGCAAGGTTTCGCTCAGACTGCTTGATGAGGTTCTTCTGCCCGGCCGTGAGGTTGTCAGTGGACTTGTTGAGGCTGTCGACGTTGATCTTCGCGTTGGCCGCCTCTCTCGCCAGATCTACAAGCTTACCGGCCAACTCAGCAATGGCTGACTGACCATCTTTTGAGGAGGACTTCATTTCCTGGAGTTTTTTCGCCAGTTCATGAAGTGCTTCCGGCGACGGGTTGTTGCTCAGGTCTGATAACTCTCTTGCCAGATCAAACGCTGATTGCTTACTGATGCCCAGGCGAGAAGAAAGCGTGCTGACCGTTGAAGATAAAGAGTTCACAATGCCAGAGGCATATTGCCCCTGGCTGTTGGCCTGTTGAATGGCCTGGCTCCAGTCATTTGTGGTAACACCAAGCGCCGAAAGCTCATCGTTGAACTTCCTGATGCTTGGAGACGCGCCGCCAACCGCCGCGAGTGCGCGATCGCCTAGCGTAATGAAAGCATCAGACGCGTCACTAATGGCCTTCGGGATCTTTGAGATGGCCTGGTTATACTCGAGCAGCGCTTGATTTCGCAGCAAAGTAGCCACGTCGGAATTTACGCGCGCCAGGGCGGCATATTTGTCTGAAAGCGCGGCCACGCCTTGCGAGGAAATGGTGATCACCTTATCCATCGCTTCAGCTGCGTCTTTCAGCGCATCCATGGCGTTTTTACCGCCATTCAGCGAAGTAATCAGCACACCAGCCAGTACCGAACCAAGGGCGATTATAGCTCCAACCACGGCACCGCCAGGACCGAACGCCCCGGCAAGCTGCGAGCCCTGCTGAGCGAACGCCACCAGCGCAGACTGCCCACCCTGCACCTGCACGATGAAGTCCTGAACCTGGTACCCGGCCTGCTGCATGCTGGACTTCCAGCCCTTGTTGCTGCCCATCGATGTGTCAGCAGCGCCTTTCATGTCGAACAGTCGCCCTGTCAATTCGCCGATCTTCTGCTTTTCTTCGTCTGTCGCTTTCGACCCTGCACGCAGCTGTGCAGCCAGGACTGCGGCACTACGCGCGCCATTCTCCTGCGCTTCCTCCAGCACAGCCAACTGGTTACCCAGCGCCTCGATGATGGATTCGGCACGGCTGAATTCACTGCTCGCGCCGCCGGTACCGCTGCGGGCCTCTTCCATTGCGCGGGCAATTCCGCTCACGTTGGTGTTCAGCTTGCGCAGTTGGTTATCCATGGAGTTGGCATAACCTGCCAGTTCAGTAAACGCGGATCCTGTTTGAGACGTACTCTGGTCGAGGTTATCCATTCCCTTACCGGATTGCTGGGCCGCAGCATCCAGTTTATCCAGAGCATTGATGGCTTGTTTCCCGCCCTGCAGCAGCGGCTCAACGTCGGCGCTGATTTCATAAACGATGCTACCGGCGTTCTTCTCTCCTGCCATCTCATCCTCCAGACTTTACTTATCACAAATCATTTAGTTAGCATCAAAATTCTGAATATTTTTGGACCCATATTTAAGTTTCAGTGGTATGGTTTTTTGGCATGCCCACTTACAAACGCAGAACTTTTTTGAGGTCAACATGGAACATTTACCAAATACAACTGCTAATACTCAAACAGCAGATAGCACTGCTGAAGAGATTCAATCTTTAAAGAGAGCGCTAGGGTTGGTCCTGGCCGAACTGCCAAAAGAACAGAGAGTCAAAGTTCAGCAGGCATTGCTTAATAGCTTCGATAAGAGCGACAGAGACTTAGCTACGCAGCTGAACCAATTCATTTTTCATGACAAGGAATAAAGTCTACTCACTCATGAAGACTTCCTAAGTTTCTCTCTTCTGGCAGCCTGCTTAGCCAAATACTGCTCAGCTAGGCTGTCGTACTCTTCGCGAGTGAAGCCTTTCTGGTCCGGGTATTTCGCCGCCAGCAGCATCTGGAATTCGGTCATCGTTAACTGAGATGCTTCAGCGCGGTTCATGCCAAAATGACTGCGTGCCGCGCTGATATAGTCGAAGGCCTTAAACTCTGTAGTGCGCTCGCCAGTCTCGTGGCGCTGCAACTGGCGAACCTTAGCCTTTCCGACGACACCGTGCTGCATGAGATGCTGCGCCAGTACGATGATGTCGTTCTTCGGCATCTGGCCCGGTCGGTAGACGACGCAATGCCGCCACCCCTTCCACTCGCCAATCATTGGCGTCAGATCGTCATCGCAGCATGCCTGCAGCACTAGCATGCACGTTGATAGCAGCTTCTCAGCGGCGCGGTTGAATGATGGTGAAAGCCATTCAGGAAAGCGTCCCAGCGTGCCAGCGCAAACCTCTATCAGCTGAGCGACATCATTGCCGTGTATGGTGGCGTACGCCTGCACAATCTCTTCGGGAGTGCCGATCCTGGTCATGGCCTCGAATGAAGGCCGCAACAGGTAATCTTTCCCGCCTTCGCTGCTGTCGCTGATCGAGAGTTCGCCAATATCGGTTAAAGAGGTCATAAGTCTTCCAGTAAACGGTCATTATCAAGGGCAGCACGCCGCCCTTTGGAATGTCCGTTACGTAACGGTAACCGTATGCACGGCCACAAAGTTGCCGTCTTCGGTGTTGATGATGATCTGCGCGCTGCCGGTGGCGACGCGCGTTACGGTAACGGTGTTGCCGGATGCGGTAGCCGTTGCTTTGGTCGCATCAGTAGTCGCTACAGTGAAGTCTTTGTTGGTAGCGCCGGTTGGTGCGATGTTCACCGTGAAGGTGCTGGTACCGCCTGCCGTGCCGGTGCTGGTTGTCGGGGTTACCGTAACGCCAGTCACCGCAACCGCAGTGATTTCGTTCACTTCGATGGTGCTCGCGTCGCCGACTTTGAACTCGGTAGAGAACGTGACAATGTCATTTGTACCACCGTCAGAGCTCAGCGCCGTGATGTTCATGTAGCCGATGAATTCGACCGGGCCGTAGTCCATGCGCACCCAGATCCCAGGCTGGCGTTTGGCCTTCAGCTCGTCAGCAAAATACTTGATGAACTTGCCGACGCCGTACTGATCCAGCTTGTCCTTCTTGCGCACCTCACCTTCAAAGCTCAGGGTGAAGTCACTGTTGGTGATGATGGTTTCGACATAGCCGCCGCCGTCATCCGCATCAGAGGTAACCGAGTTCGGG